CAATTGGAGCACCATCTATACCACAGTTCCAAAAACAATCTGTTGAAGTATTATTCAGAAATGCTCCTGCTGATGTAACTATTGAAAGAACCGCGGGAGATATGGATATTTTTACGGAACGTGGAACACTACTTCCAGCGCTTGGAGGGTAATTGAAATGTCATGGTTGGATGATTATCAGCAAGGTTCCTTCAGGGGAGTATCGTTTAAAGTTTCTAGTCATGAAGGAACAAGTGGGAGAAGAGATCAAGTTACAGAATTTCCGGGAAGGGATAACCCATATATACAAGATCATGGCCAAAAACCGCGTAGGTTTACTATTGATGCTTATGTAATTGGTGATAGTTATCATATTGACCGTAATAAATTAATTAAAGCATTAGATAGAAAAGGCCCTGGAAAATTAATTCATCCCTACATGGGAGATTTCCAAGTTGTTATTACTGATTATAGTTATAGGGATACAGTTAGAGAAGGAGGTATGTGTAGGTTCACTATTACATGTATAGTATCTAGTGATCTTAAACTTCCCACAAAAACAATTGATACTATTAAAAAAGTTGCTGAAGCGAAAGAAAACGCATTTTTTGCTTATCAAGAATTATTTGAAGAAATTTGGAAGATTAGTCGTGTTCCTAAAACTGTTGCTGATAGCGCTTTGGATACAATTGATAGAGCGTTCGCTTTAATGGAAAGTGATAAATCAGCAGTTTCTTTTTTAGCATCATTTAGACGGGATATTAAAAATGTACGTGGAAGATTGATTGCTGTTGCCTATGATACATCTTCATTAATAGGATATACATTGGATTTAATGCGTTTAGGAACAGACGAAGATAATGAGGAAATTGATGTTACATCAAGTGTATCTAGACAATCTTTTGAGGATTTAAAATCATTCACTAATTTTGAACCTTCTGATATTATTAACCAAAAAGATGATGAACCAAGTAAAGTATACTCTGAAACTATTCAATATTCTGCTATTATTAATATGGCAGGACTACTTTCTTTAATTGAATTTGAATCAGCAGAAACTGCTGAAGATTTTCGTAATTTAGTTTTTATTCGATTAGATCAAATTATGGAAAGTACTCCCGATGATGAATTCTATAATGCTTTATATGAATTAAGAAGTACGGTATCACAGCATATTGATGAACAAGTAAGGGAACTCCCAAGACGTGTTAAATATGTTCCTATTGAAACAACGGCAGCACTACTAATTTCTTATAATATATATGGAACAGTATCAAAAGAACAAAAAATAATTGAACGTAATAAAATCTCTCATCCAGCGTTTATTAATGGGAGTGTGCCATTGGAAATTTTGACTAATGCTGAATGAAGTACAATTATTAGTAGGTACAGATAGATTAGAAGGATGGGAAGCAGTTTCTGTTCAGAGATCTATTGATACTCTTTGTGGAAATTTTTCAATTGATATGTTAGATGCCTGGGATCTTGATACTGTTATTGAGTTATACCCTGGTCTTCCATGCAATGTAATTGTTAATAATGAAAAATTAATTAGCGGATATATTGATAAACAAATTCCAAGAATTGATAGTACTCGAAACAGTATTACCATTACAGGAAGATGTAAAACTGGAGATTTAGTTGATTGTTCAGCTACAAATAATCCTGGTACATGGAAAAATATAGAATTAAGAGGTCTTGTTAAATCTTTGTTAAATCCAAATGGTAATACATTCAATATTGTATTGAAAGTTGATACTAATTTAGGAGAAAAAGTTAAAGAGTTTTCAATTAATACAGGAGAAACTGTTTTTGATGCAATTAGTAGAGTATGTTCTGATAGGGCAGTAGTCCCTATATCTACAAATAAAGGTGAACTATTATTAACAAATATTGGTGGAAATAAAGCATATGACGATTTAACATATGGTGTTAATATTGAATCAGCAGAAGGGGAAGCAAATTTCATAAATAGATTTTCAACCTATATTGTTAAAGGTCAGCAATCAGGAAGAGGCCAAGGATGGACAAAGCAAACTACCCAAAAAATAGGAACTTCCAGGGATGACTATATAACAAGGTTTAGGCCTAAAGTTATTTCAGCAGAAAGTGATATTTCAAGTATTGGAGCACAAAATCGGGCTAATTGGGAAGCACAAATAAGAGCAGGAAGGAGTATGTTATTAACCGTTTTTTTACCTACATGGCAACAGTCAAATGGCGAATTATGGAAAGAAAATTTATTAGTTTATGTAAACATCCCTAAATTGCGTGTAGATGGTGAACTGTTAATTAGGGAAGTTGAATATAAACTAAACCATAATAAATGTAGCACTAGGTTGACCTTAGTAGATCCAAGTATCTACGCACCTTCTCCTAAAAAAATTATAGAAAAAAAGAAACGTAAAAAAATAATGTGGATAAAATGAATATTTGGAAAGTTCTTGAACCAATAAAAGTTATGATTAGAATGATTTTTAATCGTGCAATATTGGATACTATCAATAATTCAACTGATATTCAATTACTGAAAGTAAGTATCATGGAGGGAGAAGTAAAGGACCAAATTGAACGTCTTGAAGATTATGGTTTTACCAGTGTACCAAAGAGTGGTAGCGAGGTTCTTTTAGGGTTTATTGGTGGAAATAAAAATCAGGGAATTGCTATAAGAGTTGGGGATAGTAGAGTACGTCTAAAAAGTTTAGATGCCGGAGAAGTTGCAATGTATCATGAATCTGGTACATACATAAAATTGAATAAAACAGGAGGAATTGAAATATCCTCAAGTGAAAATGTAACTATAAAAAATTCCGGAACTATTATGCTTGGAAGTGATACACTTAATCCAGGTGGAAATGGTGGAGATGGTGTTGTCACTGGAAAATGTAACTGTGCTTTTACTGGTGCTCCTCATCCAATAGCTTCAACAAATGTAATGGCAAAATTATAGGATATTATAATGGCTTGTAATCCTTTTCAAGATATTGCCGCCGAAAGTAGCGGTAGAGAGTACGGATGGAGTAGTGCTGTTGCAGTTGATTCTAATGGCTATCCGCATATAGGGTTTTTAGACTACTCAAGCACCTTCGCTGAAGGTCGATTTGGTTTTGCAAAATGGAACGGAAGTATTTGGGAAGTTGAAACTTCTATTGATGTAAAATCTGGCCGATATGTTTCTATTAAAATCGATTCTAATGATGTTATACACGCAGCATATTATAGCGAATCTTATTATAGAGATTTAAAATACATCAAAAATACAGGCAGTGGATGGGGAGCGCCTGAGATTTTAGATTCTTCGGGACAAGTAGGGAAGTATAGTTCTTTGGCGCTTGATTCGAATGATAATCCGCATATTGTTTATTGGGATGAGACAAATACAAGTTTAAAATATATTAAATACAATGGTTCATCATGGGATAGTCCAATTACTTTAGACAATTCTGGGTACGTTGGAGAATATTGTTCGATTGCAATTGATAGTTTAGACAACATCCACGTTTCATATTTGGAAAGAGGCCCTGATAATCTAAAATATATCAAATATAATGGAAGTAGTTGGGACACTCCTGTTACTCTGGACGCTTCTTCTCGCTCGGGTTTTTATTCTAAAATAGCTGTTGATGCAAGCAATAATCCGCATATCTGTTATTATGAGGCATCGAATAAAGACTTGAAATATGTAAAATATAATGGGAGCAGTTGGGACACTCCTGTTATAGTTGATTCTACTGGAGATGTTGGTGCGTATAATTCAATAGATATCGACTCGAACGGTAATCCTTGTATTTCATATGTGAATATAACCAATGGATTTCTGAAATATGCTAAATACGATGGTTCTTGGGCATTATCAATTTTGGACAATAGCGGAGATATCGATCGATTCACTTCCTTGGTGTTGTTGTCAGACTGTCCATGTATAAGCTACTGCGATGAACATGGTAATTATGATTTGCTTTATTATGGAGAACATGAAACTCCTGTTTCTCCGCTTGAACCAGTACCAGATAATCAATGTACTACGGCAGAAGTCGCAAATTTAGCTCTATTTGGATTTAATAATCCAATTACAACCGGATTGTTGGCAACATTCGGATATTTATGTTTTGAAGGAATAAGCTCAAATGTAATTACTGATTATTGTAATCGCGCTTTAGACAGACTTACTGAGCAGTTTGAGACGAAAACCAGAATTGCCACTTTAATTTGTGCATTTACAGCCGAAGTGCAGGAAATTGAACTTGTTATCTATGATTTACTTATTAAAAGGTCTTTGGATGCTTCCACAGGCGCCCAGCTCGACGGAGTGGGTGAAATCGTCGGCAAAGAGCGGGAACCAGGTCAATCAGATGAAGATTACAGAACAGCGATAAGAATACAAATCGGGATCAATAATGGATCCGGAGAACCGGAAACATTAATTACAGCTTTTAAGGAACTCACAAACGCGAACATTATTCTTTATCAAGAGAATTATCCGGCCGGCGTGTCGATGTATTCAGACGGCGGGATCGTTCCCAATTTAAAAACGGAAATGGAGAAGATAGCTCCGGCAGGTGTGAATTTAAACCTGGTCGTTTCTGGCTCTGATCCATCGGAAACTTTTGCTTTTTCTCCAGAAGGCGGGATTCCTGACCCGGATGGTCTCGGGTTCGAAGATCCTCCAGACTTAGGCGGTATAATTTCAGAAAGGGTATCATAATGGCTACAGAACCGACAAAACTACCGGAATGGGCAAGCGCGGACCCGGTTGATCCGGTGTCCGGGATGAACGCGATCGCTGAACCTTCAGAGGCAAAAAAAGACTCTGGGTTTCTCAGATCAGAACGACCGCCAAGGCAGGATTTTAACTGGCTGTTCAATCTGCTTTATCTTTGGATAGATTGGTTTAAGCAACAAGTTGACTATTTATTCAATAATGTTTCCGAAGTGATCACAAACAACGATATCACGGTTGACACTGGAGAATCCGGTCAGTTGGAAAGCGCTTTGGAAAAGAATTTTTTTCCGATTTATCATCATAGTGGGTTTAGTTCCTGGCGTTCGGCCGGGCTGCCAACTCCCCAAATTTCCATCGCGGGAGGGTGTACGGCGGACCGTTATTCAGCGACGATGATTAACACCAGGAATGATTCGTCATGGCCGTCCAGTGGCGCAGGGGTTATGAGAAAAACCGTCCAGGCCGCATGGGCCCGTGGTGATAATGTGGGGGGAATGACGTCCGGAGTGAGTCTTCCCCTGGCTACTGGTTGGTATTACATTTTTGCAGTGTGTCTAAATGCGAGAAATGAAGTCGATATAGTTTTTGATAATGATATGGATGGGTCAAATGTAATTGCGGATATGTCGCCTTCTGCTATCCGGAGAATAGGGTGTTTTTATTGGATTGGAAGTCTGGCTATTTTTCAGATGGCTGGAAAATATTTTTCGATGGAAAACTTTCAAAGAAAGGATCACGTGTCGCCCGCCATTGTTTCAAGTGCGGCGATTTTGCTGGAAGTCCAGTGTCCGCCTCTTGACTCTATCATTGGTCAATTTACAGTGATAGCTGAATGGGCTGCTCCTATAACCGGGAATAATCACTTGGTTGGAATCGGGGGAGGGATCGAAGTAGGCAATTTGATTGAAGGACAGGGAAAAGCAGTGATAGGAGAATCATTCGCATACTGTTCGTGCAATGTAAGACCAGATATAGACAGCTCGGTTCCAAAAATAGCTGTTTCAATATCGAGGGAAAACAGCGCTTCCGCCCCAACAGCACCAAGCAAAATTTCAATTTTCACTAAAGGATTTATCGATCCGCTTGAATACGAATTTTTTAATCCATGGTAAAATAATAGAAAACAACCTATTATTTTAATTTAAAAAACCCACTTAATTACTTGACAAATAAGTGTCAATAATATAGAATATATATATATGACATTTGTTTAACACCAGTGGAGGTTTTTAATGGGAACTGAAATAAAGGTTGTCAATTTCGACGAAATGGCGATGACGCCTGAACTGATACAAAATCAGGTCAATGTCATTCAGCGAGCCATGAAACAAGTAATGAAGAATGGGGAGCATTATGGGGTAATCGAAGGATGCGGGAATAAGCCGACTCTTTTGAAACCGGGCGCAGAAAAGCTTTCCACTACTTTCAGGCTCGGTCCATCGTACACAATTAACCGAAACGAACTCCCCGGAGGGCATCGGGAATATGAAATCACCTGCACGCTGAAGCATATCCCCACTGGGCAAATTGTTGGTGAAGGTGTAGGCTTGTGCTCGTCAATGGAATCAAAATACCGGTGGCGGAACAAAAACCGTAAGTGTCCGGTTTGCGGCAAAGAAACCATTATAAAAGGACAAGCGCAGTACGGCGGTGGCTGGCTGTGCTGGAAAAAGAAAGACGGGTGCGGGTCGAAATGGAAAGACGGCGATCCGGTGATAGAAAAACAAGAGGCCGGGAAAATGGAAAATCCAGACATCGCCGATACTTTTAACACGGTCCTGAAAATGGCAAAAAAACGCGCCCATGTTGACGCTGTTCTTACCGCGACAGCTGCAAGTGATATCTTCACCCAGGACGTTGAAGATATGGCGCCGGAAGCGCTCGGAAAACAAGCCCCATCCCAGAATCAGCCGCCGCCAAGCAATCAGCCGCCGCCAAGCAATCAGCCGCCGCCAAGCAATCAGCCGCCGCCAAGCAATCAGCCAGCATATAAACAAGCACAACCCCCAGAGCCGCAGCAGACGGTTGACCCTGCTTTAATGCGTGATGCGGTGATTGGTAACTGGAAAAGCGAAATAGAAGACCTGGAAAGGTTCCTTATTCTCAAAAAATGGCTCAAGGAAGGACAGCGTGTTTCCGACCTGTCGGACGGCCAGATCAAGAGAATCGGGGATAACATGAAGATGATGAACGATCTCTATATCCAGTGGAAAAACAGTCAATATTAGGAGAAATTATGGAACATCACGAAAGTTTATCGCCGAGCAGTTTCCCCATGTTGGAGCTTTGCTCTCATTATCAATCCGGCGAACCTGGTGAAGCCGCTCAAAGAGGATCGTTACA